GATGGGCTGGTGCAGATGTGCTTAAATTTATAGCTACACAGGCTAAAAAAGACATTATTTTGCCACAATCTTACAGGGTTCCTAGGAGTGTACAGGATATAGCCAATAAAATATTAGATCGAATTCCAGACGATAGAAGAGTTAAAAAAAATTGGAAAGCAAGAAACAAAGAAGGAATGGTTGACTACATCACTGCTATTGATGATGCACCTTTGTATAAAGGTAATTGGTTAGTGTTAGCGCGAACTAATGATAGATTAGAAAAACTTAAACCAATTTTAAAAGACATGGGAATTTATTTTCAATTTAAAGGACGTAAAAGTTTTACGGCTTCCTTGTTTAGAAGCATTCTAAACTACACAAGATGGCAAAATAAAGGGGATAAATTATCTTTAAGTGAACTAAAAGATATTTTTGAATGCACTCAATCTTACCATACTTTAAGAGAAGAAAGATTATATGACCTTAAAGAATTTGGATTTAGTAATACTGAGAGGTGGTATGACGTGTTTAAATTAAACCCGGAAGAATGTTTATACATCAGAGAAATGTTAAGACAGGAAGAAAATTTACATACAGATGCACGAGTACAATTATCTACGATTCACTCGGCTAAAGGGGGACAGGCTGATAATGTTTTATTAATTTTAGATAATACAAAAACAATTAGAGAGGCTACAGAAAAAAGCGATGACAAACATGACGAAGAGCATAGAGTTTGGTATGTAGGTGTTACACGTACTAAACAAAATTTATATATAATGACAGCAAAAAAGGAGGATAAAGGATATGACATCGAAAGTTTGGGATAAACAACACGGTGGATCCCACTATCAAAAATATAAAATTCAGCCAAGCAAGTTCGTAGTTGAGAATAAGTTGTTATATCCAGAAGGATGTGCTATAAAATACATTATTCGTCATCGCGACAAAAATGGAAAGGAAGATATATTGAAGGCTATACACTTTTTAGAAATGATACTTGAAAGAGATTATCCAGAAAAAGAAATTCCAAAAGAAAATTTACCAAAAGAAAAACCAAACTCATGGGGGATACGTGAAGATTCCTAAGTTTGAAGCACAGACAGAATGGGTAAAACCTACAGAGTTTCCAGACTTAAGACAAGTAGATGAAATAGCGATAGACTTAGAAACAAAAGATCCTGATCTAATAAAAAAAGGATCTGGTTCTGTTATTGGTAATGGTGATGTAATTGGTATTGCTGTTGCAACTAAACATTACAAAGGATACTTTCCTATTGGTCATGAAGGTGGTGGTAACATGGACCGACAAAGAGTTTTAGGTTGGTTTAAAGATATATTAGAATCTTCATCAACAAAAATTTTTCACAATGCAATGTATGATGTCTGTTGGCTACGTGCATTAGGATTTAAAATAAATGGCGACATTGTTTGTACAATGATAGCCGCAGCAATTACAGATGAGAACAGATTTCGTTACGATCTTAATAGTTTGTCATGGCATTACTTGGGCTATGGTAAGAATGAGGCTGCACTAGCAGAAGCCGCAGAAGAATGGGGTATTGATCCTAAAGCAGAAATGTACAAACTACCTGCTATGCATGTTGGATCTTATGCAGAAAGAGACGCTGAAGTAACTTTTGGGTTATGGCAGGAGATGAAAAAAGAGATTATTAGCCAGGATTTAGAGGATATATTTGACTTAGAGACAGAATTGTTTCCATGCCTGGTCGACATGAGATTCAAAGGCGTACGAGTTGATGTAGACAAAGCTCATGCAATGAAAACAGAATTTAAAAAAGCAGAACAAGAATTATTACATAAAATAAAAGGTGAAACAAATATTGATACACAGATATGGGCTGCAAGATCTATTGCAAATGTATTTGATGTATTAAGATTAGAGTATCCACGTACAGAAAAAACAGAAGCACCATCATTTACTAAAAATTTTTTACAAGAACACAAACATCCTGTTGTTAATATGATTGCTAAAGCAAGAGAAATTAACAAAGCTCACACAACTTTTATAGATTCTATTCTTAGATACGAACACAAGGGTAGAATACATGCTGAAATAAATCAGCTTAGATCACAAACCGGGGGCACGGTGACTGGTAGGTTTTCCTACCAGAATCCTAATCTTCAACAGATTCCTGCAAGGAATAAAGATTTAGGACCAAAGATAAGATCATTATTTATTCCTGAAGAAGGTTGTAAGTGGGGAGTATTTGATTACTCACAACAAGAACCAAGATTAGTAGTACACTATGCATCACTATATAAACTACCATCAGTCTATGATGTAATAGATGCATACAACACAGACTCAAACGCAGACTTTCACCAAACAGTAGCAGACATGGCTCAGATACCACGTTCACAAGCAAAGACAATTAACCTTGGACTATTCTACGGAATGGGTAAGGCTAAACTTCAAGCAGAATTAGGTGTTACTAAAGAAAAAGCTGCAGAATTATTTAACACCTATCACAGTAGAGTACCGTTTGTTAAACAATTAATGGAGAAAGCTTCTAACAGAGCACAGGACAGAGGACAGATTAGAACTTTACTTGGTAGATTGTGTAGGTTTCATTTATGGGAACCTAATCAGTTTGGTATGCACAAGGCATTGCCTCACGAAGAAGCACTCAGGGAACATGGACCAGGGATTAGAAGAGCTTACACTTATAAATCTTTAAATAAATTAATTCAAGGTAGTGCAGCCGATATGACAAAAAAATCTATGTTAGAATTATATAAGGAAGGTATTGTGCCTCACATACAGATTCACGACGAACTTGATTTGTCGATTGAGAATGACGCACAGGCTAAAAAGATAATTGAAATTATGGAACATGCTGTTACACTCGAAGTCCCAAATAAAGTTGACTACGAGTCAGGTGATAATTGGGGGGAGATAAATGACTAATGGCTTATTTAAATGCAAACATACCTATTATAGAATGCTATGTGAGAGGCAACTATCTCCGAGATCAAAAAGATTCTCACGATAAATATTTTACTTGCACTATATTTGGTTTTAGTTCTATCCCAAACTCAACACCTTTGTTTCATTTTATGATGGAAGACGGTGGTCTATGGTGGCGAGCACCTATATCAGCTTTTTGTAAACGACCTGGAGTAAAAGAATTACCTTTAGATGAGCTTATGATGTGGGATTGTTTTAGTTATAATGTAGCTGTTACAACGTTCTATGAATTAGCTGGTTCTAAAATGAAATACATATCAAGACGTAAAAAATATAGAGAAGGAACATATCTATTTACTATAGATTGGTGTAGTGGAGACTTTAATGAATTAAATTTTGGTTACTCTGAAAAACCAGATCAACACAAATGTGGTCATGTAATTGAGTTAGACGACGGAAACTATGCAATACAGCCAAATAATAGACTAAGAGTCTTTGATACATCAATGGGCAATGACCCATCAAAAAACTTGATAAATAGGCTAGTAACTAGTAAAACATGGTCAGTTGAAAAAACATCTAAGTGGATAACTGACGAACACGAAGAAGGCAGTTATGATTATCAGCTTAGAGAATTGGAGGAAAACAATGATAAATAAATACAAAGATAAATTTATGATTTGGCAACTACATTACAGAACAGAAATTGTTTGTGTGGCAATTGGGTTTGTATTAGGAGCTATTATATTTTAATTTATGACTGGGTGGTTTGTTTATGGATTACAGATTTACGGCAATACTTATAGTAATGTTATGCGCTCTTACAATATGTGCAAAACCTATTCAGAATCCATCGTTAATAAACGATAAAGAAAACATTATACTCCCAAAACCAAAGCCAAAAAATGATTGATAAATATATTTTAAAATTTTGTGAATTTTTAGACAATGTGACTGGCCTAATTGATAAACTGTTTGCACCTAGATGTAAGTGTAAAAAGAAAAAACATTCTAAAAGAACTTATGAAAAAGAAAAAGACCATGGCACAGATATAAGTTTTGAAAACGAAGTAAACAATGGCAAATAAACCTTTAAAAATTTCTGAAGAAGCCGCCGTGCAAATGCCTATGAAGACGGTTGCCTCGTTGATTACGCTGGTCGCGATTGGCACCTGGGCATATTTCGGAATCATAGAGTCTCAGAATCGGATGGAGACAACTCTAAAATTAATGGAAACCGATGTAGTAGAAAACACAGAGTTTAGAATTAAATGGCCACGGGGTCAATTAGGTGCGCTTCCGGCAGATAGCGAGCAATTTATGATGATCGAGGATCTTTATAAGACCACGGATAAGTTAAACAAACACATTGAATCTATGGCTTTGAATAAAGTAAACATAGAATTTTTAAGAAAACAAATGGATAAAGTTTTAGAAGATATAGAAAAACTTAAAGACCAAAATAGAGAAATGAAATATACAAATGGA